GACCAAGACTGCACATTCAAGCCAACCCTCTCGCTGAACACCGATGTCGCGGCCACATTCGCGCAGGAACGGCGGCTGACCGAAGAATCATCGGGTGCTGCGGTTTTGTTGCGCTCACGACTGGATTGTTTAATAAATTGCAACAGGTAATTAACGAAAGGAAGCATCATGAAACATTCCATCCTGGACTGCGTCCTGCCAATACTATTCGGCGCGGCTGTCGCGTTCCTGTTCGTCTACGCGGTACTTAGCACATGAAAGGCGGAGCACGTTCAGGTGCAGGGCGCAAGCCCCTGCCACCGCACCTCCGCCGGAGCAACATCACAGTGCGCGTGACTCCTGCAACCATCGAATGGCTAAAGGCGCAGGAACAAAGTTATTCAGCGTTGATTAACATGCTACTCGCCACCGCGATGTGGCAAGACCAGCCAGAAAGAGGAGAAATAAAATGAATCCAATTGTGAAAATATTAATGGAACGAGACGGGTTGACGGAACAAGAGGCCAACCATAGTATGCGAATTGCGCACGGACTCTTGCTCCAAGGAGAAGACCCGGAAGAAGTTTTGGATGCTGAATTCGGTCTTGAGCCGGACTATGTATTCGATTTGATCGAAGGGATGCACGAGGTGGCTCGATGAAAGACCCGACTTGCACGGCATTGCTTTTTGATGAGTTGAAGGCTGCGAAAGATTTCAGAAGCGTCGCACAGCTGATGGAATACACAAGACTTGATAAATTTCACGTGATGCACACCCTGTATTACTTGAAGAAATGCAAGGCTGCTGATCTGGTCTCAGACTGCTCCGGCACATGGTGGTTTGCGACCCCATCAACAGACAAAAGAATTTGCCAAATGGCAACAAGAAAGATTGAAAACGAGCCAAGGAGGAAAAATGCGAACATTCGTATTCAAAAGAAATATCACGGTTGAGGAGATCTATTCCGTGCAGATGTCTGATCAGATGGCAAATCCGTCTGTCGCACGCAGCATGCTGATGAGGCAACTCGCTAATGAGCAACTGACCGATGCTGTCAAATTAACTAACTCGCAAGTGATTAATACAGGGAGGATTGGCAAATGTCTATGAACGTTCTTAATATCTTCTCTATGGCATCATCGCTCTCGTCGATGCAGAGGTATTCTCAGACTTTCCTTAATAAAAAAGAGTCTGTGCTTGAGCATACAGGGTTTGTTGTCTTGTTTTGTTGTCTTGTGGCTCAAGAATTAATAGCAATGGGAAGGCAAGTTGATTTAGGATTGCTTTTGAGCAAGGCCGCGTTGCATGATATTGATGAGATAATAACAGGTGATATTCCAAGGCCAACTAAATACTTTGATGAAGAGACCCGGAAGAACTTTGAAAAAATCGAAGTTGCCGGGATGACCAATTTGATTAAGAGCATGGACTTGTGCCAATCAACTTTTCTTATTTGGAAGGGAAGTAAGGATGGTTACGAAGGCACGATTGTCGCAATTGCTGATGTTGCTGCGGTCGCATTTAAGTCTTGGGAGGAGACAGAATTATTGGGAAATAAAATGTTTTCCCACAATGCCAATAATTTGGAGAGCCACCTTAATAAGATTTTATTGTCTTTGGATGATGAGTTCTTGAAAGGAATTGTTGTTGATCTTCTTAAATTAACAAGGAAAGCACAATGGAAATAACAGTTCTTAAAATTGATTCTTTAGACATTCTAAATGAGGCTTGGAAAATTTCCAGACCCGGTGAGAGTTCAGAAGAAGTTTCAAAAATACTATCAATTGATGCTCCAATTAATGATATTCCTTGTGCCGTTCTGCACATCACCAGCTCAATTGCAGAGAGGGAGGTGTTTGCTTCCTCCAGAGACCATGTTATGTGGGCAAAGACATCCAGGGTATCAGACCCAACTGAATGGGGAATTCCGCTTGTTGGCAACCTGAAGGCTCTTCACGAAGAGCAGCTTGCAATGAAGGCTTCCGGAGTGTCGCAAGATATCTACAGGATGCACATGCCGCTTGGGGCAATAACAGAATACACGATCAAGATTAGCATTAGAAGTCTGGTGAAATTATCGGATTATTTTAAATACCTAAGCATTGATAATTCTGCTCTTGAAAAAGTTTTATCAGACTGGATTGTGGAAGCTCCTCGGCCAAATTATAAACTGACAAAATTTATGTCAAGAATAAATAGCTCTGGCAATGGTATTGTTGGTGATTTTCTAATTGTGACAATCAAGGCGTCGCTTGCTCTTCGGGCACAAGCTGTTCGTCACAAGCAATTCATCATCAAGGACGGTCTGGAGGAAATGTTGCTGGGTGGCGCATTCGAAGGGGTGTCGATCAAAACAGAGATTGATATGCAACTTTGCGCCTCCATTGATTTTTGGAAGTCAATTCTGGAAAAAAGAAGTTGTTGGATGGCGCAGTACGGCTTTTGGTCGGACGTAATCATTCTTGTGCAGCAATATATTCCGCTCTCTGAGAACATGTTGCCGTGCAAGGAGTATTGCGTATTTGGGAAAGATGCGGAGCTTCGATATACGGACAAAGATCCTGGCAGTCCGTGCCCGAAGCACATCATAATCAACAAGCGTGTGATTACAGAGCAACAGCTTGTTGACATCAATAAACAGTATGAGTTGGAGAAACGTCCACAATTTTGGAGGAAAATAATAAATGAAATTTGATCAAGTTTATGTGTATATTGCTGCACCGTTTTTTAACGCGGAGCAGATCAAAATCGTACAAGACATCGAAGACACGCTCCGCACAACAGATGTGAAATTCTTTTCACCAAGAAGTGAAGGTGTGTTGATAGAGATCGCGCCACATGAGCGTGCAGCTCATCTTGAAAGGGTATACCAAAGTAACGTGGAACACATGATGGATTGCAATGTGATGCTGGCGGTTGTTGATGGAAGAGACATCGGCACCATGTTCGAGATTGGATTCTTTGCGTCAAAAAAACTCACAAACAAAGATAATTTATCAATCACATTTACTGATAAGTCCTTCGGGCTGAATGTGATGATACAGCAAAGCGTCGACGGACACTTGAAAGGTGTTGGTGATTTAACTATGCTTCTTGAGATGGCAAAATACAATGGCGGTATTGGCAAAGAACAGCTGTCATTTTTTAAAGACTTCAATCAAAATGTTTATTAGGGGACTCAAAATGATCAAAAGAGCTATGCAAGAAATTGTTGCTGAATATAATTCACTTACAGGGCAAAACGTAAAGAGATTTGCGACAGCTGAAATCGGAGAGAAGCGACTCGCGCTTGCGAAAGGGAGCAAACCTGTTCCTGTCCCAAAAGCCAAGCCTATTCCAAAATGGAAAATGGCAGGAATTACGGTTGATGGATATTCGTATCGAAGTATAAAGGAGGCTTTTGATAAACTTGATCTACCGCTCAACAAGCATGGCAAGTTAAGGTTGAGGCTGAAAGCTTCTGGCAAAGAAATTTTTGAGCACAACGGAAAGCAATACCACTTTGGGCTAATTGAACAAGGGAAATCATTATGATTCCGGGAGCAGAATTGATTTGCTCACAAGGTGATGTGCGCACGGCATTGATTCATGTGGCCGCTGAAATTAATGCCAGGCTGGTTGATGCGAATCCATTGGTGCTTTCCGTGATGGACGGAGCCGTGGTATTTGCAGGACAGTTGTTACCACTTCTAAATTTCCCTCTTGAATTTGGGTGTTTGCACGTTTCGCGCTACGGCAACGACAAGCATGGAGGAGAGGTTCGTTGGAGGACCGAGTCAAAAAATCCAGCAGGTCGCGTAGTGCTAGTGCTGGACGACATTTTGGATGAAGGGGAAACATTATACGCTATCAAGCAGCGCATGGAAGAGCTTGGGGTAACAAAGTTTTATAGTGCCGTTTTCGCCGACAAGGACAATGGCAAGACCAAGCCGATACGCGCCGATTTTGTCGGACTTACCTTGCCAGACCGTTTTGTATTTGGCTACGGGATGGACATCGAAGGTGCGTGGCGCAATTTGCCTACAATTTATGCATTATAGAGAGGACATCATGGGAAAATCAGTGCCTGCAATACTCACCGAGGCCGCAAAGACCTATGAAGAGCGCAATAAGGTTTACGGAGACACGTACAAGAACTTCGGCGGCGCGATGGCAGCTGCTTTCCCAAATGGGTTGAGTGTCAAGACCGAGGACGACTGGAACAGAATCGGTTTGCTGGTTCAAATAATGGGCAAGGTCACGCGCTACGCAGCTCAGTTCGAAAATGGAGGACACCTGGACAGTGCACACGATGCTTGTGTGTACGCGGCTATGCTTGAGGAGTTGACCGTTGAATATTCCTCAGACAGGAGCTAATCAGCAGAAGGTGAAATTCTTCCAAGAGATTGCACAAGCATTCCAATTCTTGTCGCTGTACCATTCGTTGTCTGAGGAAGACCAATTGTCCGTTATGCAGATGCTTACAAAATTACAAGGTAAAAATAAATGATATCTCTCGTGTTTGATACGGAAACAACGGGCTTGCCGCTTCCAGATTGCGCAGACCTGGACAAACAGCCATGCATCATCGAGCTGGCCGTTGCCAGAATTGAGGACGGCAAGATCATCGCCGAGCACTCATGGCTGATGAATCCGGAGCGTCCGTTGGAAGCGATCATTACCAAGATAACCGGGTTGAAAGACGAAGACCTGGCCGACAAGCCAAAGTTCCGAGAATTGCTAGGTGAAATAGAAGAAGCATTCGGCGGTGCAGATCAACTTATAGCCCATAATGCACCGTTTGATGTAGGGTTGCTAGGGTTTGAGCTGTCAAGAGCCTGCAGGACGGGTTTCCCATGGCCTAAAACGACGATATGCACGGTACAGGAGTTCTTCCACGAGAAGGGCAGGAGATTGACACTTGCCCAGCTGTATGAATTGAAGCTCGGACGGCCTTTGGCGCAGACACACAGGGCAATGGATGATGTCAGAGCACTTGCTGAAATTTGCATTCACGAGAGGATTGTGTGATACAACTAAAAATCAGAACGGAGTTCACCTTTGGGCAGACGTATTGCCCCATCGACAAAGTGATTGCCCACCTCAAGGAAACGGGGTGCA